ATACCAAATCTAAACTCCCTAATGGACAGCCCATTTCATAACCCCATCTTTGAGCCTCTGAAATAAGCATATTCATTTCCTCCATATTAGCGTCCTTAATACTTCTAAAAACTTTAAAACTTGCTTTTTGGTTTTGAAAATTAATGTTACTTTTGATAACTTGCTTAACATCTTCACCACTCCATAAATAGCTAGGTTCTATGGTTCTTAAATGTTCAGCAATTAGATTCAGTATCCTATACAACCCCCTAGTTTGTTTGTTGCTTTTGTTGTCAATCCACTTTTTAATAGTTATTTTCAATGACTTGTCTTTTGGTAAGTCTTTTAAAAATTCTCTGATCTGCTCTTTATCTTCGGGGTATTTATATTCATTCATTTTGATTTCCATTTAGTATAAAATAGCTCGTTAGCCTCCTTATCTCTATCAAGATAATCAAGGAATTGCATAACTTCTGATCTTAATTTAGCTTCAATGTTCGATTGTTTGACATATTCCTCAATCCAATAGCTTTTTAAATCACTAACTAGATATTTGAATTTATCTAAACCACTACAAAACATATAAATTAAATGTTGTGTGGATTCTTGAAATTTGCCTAGATTGTAGTTTTTTGTATACTTTATATCATAAATAGTATCTCCTTTTATAACATCACATCTGCCATAAAGCAAAATCTTAGTTCCTGCAACCTCAAATTGTTTTTTAACTGATTCTTGCCAATATCCACCCTTAACTTTTTCCCCCAACTTGGTTATAAGTTTTTCATAATCTATTACCTTATCAACAGATTTATCTTCATGTGGACAATCAAAATCATAATAACGATATGTGCCATCGCAAACCTTTTGAATATCATTTTCAAAATCTATCCCCTTTTGCATAGCCTCGTTAGGTTCAAATTTTTCTCTTGACAATGTCTTTAAAAAATCTTCTCTATTGGCATAATCACTCCCTAAATAGTATTTTAGGGAGTTTAGAAGGGTAGGGGTTATTAAATAGCTAGTCATTTGCTTTTTCCTCTTTTATTTCCTCTTTTACTTCAAAGATTTTTTCTTTCTTGTTAAAAACCAAATCTAACTCTTTGACTTTTTCGCTTAGTTTATGCTTTTCGTGAATATGGCTTGACCATACATTTTCCTTTTTTTGATACTCGTTAGAGTAATATTCATTGACTTGCTCTACATTCTCTAACTTTTCTATGCTTTCATCAATAGCAGAAATTAAATTGTTATATTCTTGCGATATTTCATTATCTCTTTCTTGTTTTTTGGCATAGGCTTCAAAAATATCTCTTGTTAAGAAGTCGTTTTTAGAAACAATCGGCTTAAATTCTAAAAAAGATTCAAGACCTAAACTGTTTTTAGCGTAGTATTTTTCATTTGGCATCAAATTTATTGTTCTTTTATTGCCAACCATAGAAACAAAACCCATGCAATCTAATTCTTTGACTATGTCTTTACCACTACTCCCAGATACATCTGGACGTTGTTTTGTTAAGTCTCCGTCCTTTTCCTCTCGTGCGTGAGCAACAAAGATAACTGATTTATTTTTGCTATCTAGTAATTTTAAGAGTTTTTGAAATTCTGCTTTAACATTTCCCCAGCCTTTCATTGATAATTGACCGTCTGATTGTTTAACTTTTGGATTACTTAAAGCTAACCAGTCGCCTATTCTATCAACCATCTTTCCCAAAGTATCAATTACTATTGTTTTATAGTCAGATATATCTTCTTTTGTTAGTATATCTAATAAATCTTGATATGATTCTACTTGAACAGAATCTGTTTGATATTGCTTACTAACTCTATGCAAACCATTATCAAAATCAATTAGTAAGGGATTTGGAGAAGATAAAGCTAAAGTTGTTTTTCCTGTTCCAGGCTCTCCGTAAACTAGAATTTTTAGTTTAATATCTTTGTTTATTTCACTTGGTTTTTTTATTAATGTCATTTTTTATTTTATTTAATTGTTAGTGTTTACCTGTTATTCCAAAAGGTTCTGCTCTCATCTTCCCTCCAATCTCCCTCTTCTAATTGATTGTAAAATTCTTGTTCTGCTTCGCCTAATCTATCATCTAAATCACTTTGCACTTTTTCTATTTCAGATTGATAAAAAGCCCTAGAAAAGCCATTATCAAAGTCTTGAGTTATTGCCACGATTTTATGGCTATAATCATCATTTTTTTTAGAGTATTCTACCATATCATTAATTACCTCTTCCAAAGTGTCTCCGTCAAAGAAGCCGTAGGGTTTTATTTGTATTTCTATTGTCATTTTTTGTTTAGTTTGAGTTGTTGTTCTGTTTTATATTAAAACACTATTTATAATAAGTCAACTACTTTTTATATATTTCATCAAACTTTTTTTTAAATTTCTCATATCTGTCTCTTAATAAGTCATATCTTTCTTGTTCTGACTTTTGGCTCCAGAGACTTATTAATTCTGGAAAAAAATTTATCATTTCTTTTAGTAGTTTTTCTTGTTCCATTTTTTTAAAATTAAATGTTGGTGGTTTTTCTCAAAATAACTCACTTTCTCAATTAACCACCTATTTTTATGATTAAAATAAAACTCATTTTGCTTGTAAAACCTTAATAAATAATCTCTATCAAATCTATTTGGATATTTTTCTTGTATTTTATCGGCAAAATAGTGAGGATCAGTTTCTTTTGGAAAACAACCATATTTACTTATACAGTTTAGATTTTTGCAACTAAATAATAGTAGGAAAGCTAGGCTATATTTCATTAATCAATTCATTGAATTTTCTTTGTGTCTCTTCACTTTGCTCTTCTAGTGTTTCTTTTGTTAAATCCCAGTTAAGACTAATAATTTCATCTCCCGTATTTAATAGATTAATCTTAGCATAAGCAGAATTATTTTTTGATGGTAGAAAAATATTGTCTACAAAAAATCCACTCCACCTACCCTTTAAAGCAATTAAAACTCTACTTAAGGTTAGGGGTTTGCCTATGTTTTTATAAACATTGCAGGGGTGTATATACTCCCTATAAACACTATTCCCTTGATAGAACACAGTATTAAGCATACAAATATTTTCTTCCATCTCCAAAGCCTCATCATAAGTCTTGGCAGTTGGATTATTAGCCATTATGATAAACTTCCTGTTTTCTTCTTGTATTTGTTTTAATGTTTTCATAGTTATATATTTCCGTTTAAAATTTTACCTATTTTCTCTTGGCTAGGTTCAAGCATTACCTTAATATCTAAAATATCAGCCCTGCCTTGCTCCTTTTCAATGAATAACTGTTTCATTCTCTTAATTGCTGTGATCTGACTTTGATTGTAAGTGTTAACAATCTTAACAATTTTATCTTTGACATTATCAACGCTCAAATTTTCATCTTTCAAAAATACAAATTTAAAATTATCAATAACACTTTGTTTAACTGAATCGTTAAAATCATTTGTTATGAAGTTTTTAAATGATGGTCGCCCCTCTTTATCATCAGCAATCATTCTTTTAAAATTATCTAACTCCCTATTAACCCACCTTTCTTGCTCCATGTAAAAATCTTTTCTAGCTTCTTCTTTTGTCTTTAGTTTAAAAAATTGGTTTTCCATCAATTCCTTAAATTTGCCAAAGATAGGCATTTTATTATAAGTCTGGTCTGTATCTTCTAGGATTCTTTTACAAGCACTATCAAATTGCTTTTTAGTAAAATAGTATTGATCTAGCATTTTAACTAAAATCTTTATTTGGTTTGCTGTTTTTTCATTTTCATCAATTCCTAGCAAGGATCTTAATTGCTCTAGTTTTTCAGTAATTTGTTTTTTCATAGTTATTTAACTTTTTCAGTTATTCTTTTAAATAAAGATTTTAAACTTTTGATTTCTTCATCTTTTTTTTTGATTTCTTTTTCAAAAAATTTTTTCATTTTTTTTCTTCTTACAAAATCTTTACTAATTGTTTCCCTTAGTGATTTTATAAGAGCTTCATTTGATTGTTTCATAGTTATTTATTTTTTGATTTGTTCCTTTGATAAATTCTTCAATGCACCACAGCATATATTTATCAGCATTTCTTTTTGAAATTAAAGGTTCACCTTTTTTATTTAACTTAAATGGTCTTGAGTTTCCTGTTTTTTGCTCATAAGAATCCCAATCTTCATCTTTGTTATTAACAATAGAATATCTTGCATAATCCATTGCACCTTGAAAGTGAAGTGGATTATCTTTTGAAATTTGTTCTAATTTTTTTTTAAATGTTTTCATAGTTATTAAATTGAATTTTTGTATTGATCTAAAATTGCTCTGCTTTTCTCTGCCTCTGTTGGCGGTTTTATCACAACATTAAATTCATCAAGAAAGGTTTGTTTTTTCAAAAATCTAACAGCTTGTAGGGTTAGTTGCCCCTTTTCTTTACAAAAGGTTAGATAATTCTTTAAGCCCTCCATAATTTGATCGTGAGTGTATTTCTTTAGTTGCTTTTGATATTCTGCCTTTGCTTCTTTTCTACTTCCCTTTCCTACTGCTCTGCCGTCTTGTTCAATTGGCGTGTAATGAGTCCAGAACTCATCAAAATGATTTTCATTTTGGACAATAAGTTTATTCTCACTAACACTATCACTAACACTATCTTTTACACTTACTTTAACACTATCACTTACATTAACAGCGATGTTTGCGATGTCTGGGATTGTATCCGATTGTTGACTATCGCTACCGATCGCACTTTGTCGCTCTGCGATAATTTTTTCAGCCTCTTCAATAGTTATTTGATTGTTATTATATTTTTTGTATAAATCTGGGTGCCATCTTTTTAAATTTCCTAAAAATCCATTTACAGCTTTTTTGCTTCTTTCCTCTTCCCAAGCGTTATCATCTCTTGTGAATTGATTAATAAAGGGAGTTATAGCCATTTCCAAGCCAAATTCTAAATCTGACGTCTTTCCTGTTGTTTGATATTGATATATTGCTTTAAATAGGATTCCAGCTTGTTCATTACTCATTTTATTGAGAATACTCAAACTGTCTTTATGAAGGATAAATCCCTTTTTGGATTTTAATATTTCTGACATTGCCCTGCTTTTTTGGAGGCAAATAGAGGGCAATATCTATTTGCCATAAAAAAATAATCACTTAAGTTGCCCTGTGATTTGTTTTAAAACTAAATTAAGACTTAAAAAAGTCAAATGATATTAAAACCTAACGCCTTCAACAATCCTTCTAATCGCTCATTACCCTCTCTTATATCATTACTTTCTAAATAAGCACCCCTTAAATAAGCATCCCTTAAGTCAGCATCCCTTAAGTCAGCACGCCTTAAATAAGCATCCCTTAAGTCAGCACGCCTTAAGTCAGCACCCCTTAAGTCAGCCTCCCCCGAACAAGTATAAGCCAAACATATACCACCTTCAACTAATTCTCTTATTGTTAGATTCTCATCTTCAATAATAGTTTCTTTTGTTTTCCAATTAATTATTTTTGTCATTTTTATTTTATTTTAATTAAGTAATTAAATTTTTTTTTGTTTAGTTTTTTATAACTAGCTATTCTTTCTTCTAGCCTATACAAGCTGTCTTGATTCTGATTTTGAATATTAATCTCTTGTTGGTCTAACCTGAGCCTTTGCCCTGTTTTCTCATCAGTTTTAACTAATATTAGCTTTAAAATCAGTCTTGAGTCTAGTTCATTTTGAAACGATTCTACATATTTTAAATATATTGGATTATTATTTTTAGAATATGCTTCTATCAATTTTTTTAATTGATTTGTTGACATATCTTTTAAATGGATTTCAACGCCTTCTTTGTTTGTGTAAGTTTTCATTTTTTTATTTAGTTTAAGATATTTTGCTAAAGTGTAGTGAT